AGATAATGAGTGCTCCCACTACTAACAATACTATTCTTTCCTCCGTTTCCACCGTCGCAGCTGCGCCGGCTGTAGTAAATGGCCCTAAGGGTAATGATGCGGTTCCTGTACCCGTTATTGTTGATTTTTCCAAAGTTGGAACTAAACTTGCGGCTTCGAAGCCGTGTCCAATGAGAACATCCTCGATATCCGTCCCTGATAAGGATGGTTTTGTCGCGGATGCCATTGGAACTGCTTCTGAGTTGGCTAGCATGCATGCTGAACTCTGCGCATTGCAGTCTAAGTATGATCGAATCTTGCAAGCCAGCAAGCTTACTCCCCCAATTAAGAGGAAAATCAAATCTTCAAAGGCAAGTTCGCCCAAGTCTGGGATTGCTGTTCAAGGAAAACAGACGTCTTCCTCTTGTCCTAACTCCCCTTTACCCCCAGCATTACTTGTTCCATCTCTCGATCTGATTAAGGTCGAGTCGGACCAAGAGGATGCTGAGGAAGTGAAGGAGGTTTCCAAGGTTTTGTCCTCCCCCATTAAGGTCAGCTCGTTGAAGTTGTCTATGCCAAAGAAGTTTCTGATTCATTCATATGATTTAGCTCTTGTGAATGATGTGCTCGGAAAGTATGGAGTTCCGATTGAGAGCGTTCCAGGCTCCAAACCCCATCCTATTGCCGCTGGCATAGCAAATAGTGTAGTGTATGGTATCTTCTCTGAAATTCCAACAACTTCACGTGTCTTGATGATGTCAACGCGGCATCCAGCTTGTCTTGCTGATAAGCAAAAGTATCCGTTGCTTAGGTATAATACTCCTAAGATGGAACTTGGGGATCTCAAAGCTGATGCATGTCCTGTTGAGTGTACCTGCCCCCTCGGAGAATGCCCCCACATGGCACTTTTCGATGTTGTGGTTTTTGTTGACTGTTTGTATTATCTTGGCCCCAAGAAGGCAACTTGGGATTCTTTCGCCAAATCTTTGCCTCAAGATGGTGAAGTCATCTATGCTCACCATAGCTTCGGTTCCAACTCAATGTTGCCAAAATATTTGGGTGACTTTAGTGTCACGTTGTCTGATACTTCGATGGTCGATGGTCAGGTAACAAAAGCCTCTGATTCTTTGCCAAAGGAGGTCATTGAGTGTTGGAAGTCTCAAAACCCTGATTTTACCCCTCAGTTTGTTGATATGAGGTCCCTTGCTACTGGATCTGACTCGACCATGTATAGGCATACGAATCTTGGCGGTGTTCATACTGGTATTTTCTATCAGAATGAAGAATTCGTTGTCTACATAGAAGAGCGTTATCGCATTGATAACTTCTGTGTTGGTCGTTTGTTTAAGGTCTCTGCTAAATCCGCCTTGCCGTCATTGGTTTCATCTCCTATTTCTAAGATGGTTGGTGCTACATCTGTATCCAACATGTTAGAAAGTCCAACCTCGTCCCAGAGGCTGGAGACAAATAGTTCCCCTGTCCGCTTACCCACGGGACCTGCTATTCAGCTGCCGTCCGATTATTGTAAGGAAACGTCATTGTTTGTTTATGATGAGAAGGATGGTTTGGATGCTCCTGTTCAAGCATCTTTGGTCTCCTGGGTTTCCGCAAAAGTTGGTCTTGATTATCTAGACTATGTTCCAAAAGACAGGGATGCTTCCCTCACTAGGCTGTTACAGAAATGTGAGAATTTTAAGCCGACTGATTGGACTGCTATCATTCGTAAGTTGGACATGGCTGTCCTCCTTGAATTGACCAATCGTAAGCGGGATTATGAGAGAAACAAAGAAGCTCTTGAGAATCCTAGGCTTTTAGATTCGCCTGTGTGGGATACTAACGCTTTTACTCGTGTTATTGCTGCTTCCCTGAAGTGGTTAAGGAAGAACCAAACGCCAGTTTTGGTTGGTGTTGGACTCGCAGCTGCTGCTGTTTCTGTAGCTTCACCTGCTATTCGTAGCTTCGCGAGCAGTCGTTTGAAAGGTTTACTCCTTGGAGCCAATCTTGCTGGTTTGGTTTATCGAACTAAAACAATTCAGACCTTTGTTCCTCCCCAATATAATGAAGCGATCGGAAATATTGTTGCTATTGCTGGTCCGGTTGCTGAGGAGGGTTTCAAGCGTCTTTTTCCAGGACCATATTCGACGCTGTTTTTAGCTGCTATGGAGTTCTGGATGCGTGGGCCGTCGTGGGGAGGCGTGGTCACCGTTGGTGCCCATTGTGCCTTCTCTTGTATGCCCTTCCTTCAGGGTCTTACTTCTCATTGGGCTTACAACGCTGCAAGCGCTGCTGGCTTAATTCGTTTTCCTCAAGCTTCGATCTTTCAGGCCACTAATTGGCTTGTGCCACAGCAGAAAGCTGCCATAGATATTACGGATCCAATAAGAGATCAAGCTTTACCTATAGGTGATCACGCTCAAATAATCTCATATAATCCAGAATGCACTCATGATAAACCCACAAAGTCAAGTGAGCAGATTGGCCTGTCAACTACGATGGGTGTCTCTCACCATGTGTCGAGTGTTCCTGTTTTGTATCTTGCCTTCAAGCAAAGATTGTTGAAGGCACAACTTATTCCGGATATTATGACGATGGAAGACTTCTATGATATGGTTGTCTACTTTACACATAAGTACTTCCATCCTGTTAAATTGGATCCGACCCTTGCCTTTTATGAGGAGGGTAAACCTCGAGCCATCAAGCAGGCTTTAGAGCATGCAAAAGATCAGATGGAGGAGGATAAAGAGGAATTTGGTGACGAAAGATACAACTCCAGCTTTCCTAAACTTGAAGATAAAGCTGGGGGTTGTAGATACAAGAAGGATGAGTATGGAAATACTGTTCTTTCTTGCAAGCCACGCATGATCATCAATGTCAACAAGAAGAATATTGTGGTCTATGGACCATGGTGTCGCGTCGTTGATGATCAGTGTGAGTCTGGACTCCCTTTTGCTGGTAAACATCTGGCACCCTCACAACTATCCGAGCGTTATCAAAAGATAGTTGATATCTTCGGCGCTCTTGTTTCAGGTGACATGGCTAGCTTTGACGCTTCAATTACCCAAGGAATGATCGTTGTGGAATGCCTTGTGTTAAAGGCTGTTGGCTGTCCCGCCGACGTTATCGATCATTATTATAAGGACTGGTCAGTTTGGAGAGCCAAATCTAGGTGTGGTTGCTTGAAGGTGCAACTCAGTGGTTGTCGGGCGAGTGGATCCGCTCAAACATCCACTATGAACAACATAATTGCCATTCTTTCCCATTTGTATTGCTCTTTGCAAGCATATAAGCGTTTTCATGGGATAAGAACCTCCGGTTTTTGTGAGGACTTGAATACTTGGTGGAACGGCCAGTTTGATTGGCTAGATTTCATCAACAACGGTGATGATTTCCTTGGTGGTTTCCGTTGTTGGGATCTTGTCCCCAAGCCTGAGGATTATGAGAAATTGGGCCTTCGTTTTGGCTTTAGTCCTAAGTATCACATCGAGTACTGTCGTTCAAAGCCTGTTGAAGTATTCCATACTTACAATAAGAAAACAGATAAGTGGGAACCATCTTCAAAGAAACTCTGGTTTGTTCGTTTTGTTACGGAGTTTATTTGCCGTTTTGGTTGGTCTCTTAACTTACCTGAGAATACTTCCCTCATTGAGAGATTGTCTTTCTCTTCAAAGCTTTGCGAAGCTTACTATGTTACAATGCCACCAGTCCCAATGTTCTCAAAGCTCATTTGTGTTCAACACAAACTTAACGGCATCCGTCTTGCAAGCGACGGTTCTAAACGCATGAGCATTGATATTGTTGGTAAGAGTGGTTCTTATACACTCAACCAATTCTTGCAGGCTGATCCTACTTTGGATTTGACTGATCGTGCCTTCTTGGAATATCCTGAGCCTCTTCATCTTACAAGGTTATCTTTTGAAGAGCAGTATGATATCCCTCCAGTGACACAGAAGGCTTTTGAGAAATATCTTGATCAAATTAATGATCCCTTTCAAACTATGAAGTTTCGTCCATTAGATATGTATTTGGATGAGAGACTCGTTAAGGATGAGTAATTATAACTTCATGGTAAGGGAGTCCCATTAAATCTCCCCCTCCAGAGGGATTCTGGTTAGGTGTCGCCGTATGACCGCCTAAATTTTCGTTCTCAAAATGTAATTCGTCATTAAGTCAACATCAATCCATTAGGTCGACTATTGCCGATCTTACACTAAAGTGGCTGTGTAACCCGCGTCTAGTCCCGTGAGGCCAGATGCGGCTAATTGGTG